GCATGTCAGTTCATAAACATAATTCTTTCTTAATTGATAAAATGGTTTCTCATGCTCCACAAATTTTATTTCAAACAACCTATCTCCAAGTGGGAAATAAATTAAATCTCCCTCTTTTGGTCTTGTAGTTAACTTCATATTATTTTCGAGACTCATAAGAGTTGAAATATAGGTCTCAAATCTTTCCTTAGAAATAATTAAACTTATCTCCTGAGTTTGTTGAATTCCAAACTTAGACAGAATCGTAGTATTATCTCCATATCCATCAAAATTATTTACATATGCCTCAATAGGATATGCCTGATCAAAAGAGGATTGTATTACCTCTCTTATAATGCTTGATTCCGTAAGATATTTACGGGGCATATAATGAACTTCAACACCGTATATCTTAAGTTGTTCGTTAATAAGATCCTGTACAAGACTTTGTTCTCCCTGAGAACCTTGTAAGAAAAAGGGATTAAGTACCATTATCCGATCATGTCAAGAGGTGGTAGTTCATAGGTATTCGACATTACCTCTCTGATTTTATCTAGTTCTCTCTCCGCATCATCATAAATTTGTCTACCATTTAATTCAACACCACCAGGTAGTTTGACTCCTTGGAACTTAATTAAGTTTTGTCCCCATTGTCTTTTAATTAATGCAGTCAGATACCTCTTTAGGAAAGAATCATTATAAACTCTTGGAAAATCATTGGGATCAAGGAGTCTATAGCAATCAAGAACAAGATAATCATCAGCATTGACGCTGGACCAATCTATATCCAAATATAATCTATCTTGTCTGATATTGAATCTAATCTGTTTCTGAGTTGTTAATGCAAAATCGATATCTTCAAGATATCTTTTTGTCATTGCATATGTTAATATTTCTGTTGAACCAAAATAGTAAATATCATTTAAAAATAACTGATACTTGATGCTAAACATATTATTAGCAACAGTATTTGCTCCACTGAAATGAAATATTTTGGTAACTCCTAATACCTCTGGTGGCACTTGTAGGTAGTTACTATTCTCTTCGAATGAGAATGAAACATTAGAGCCGTTGATATTGGAGGAGGCGGTTGTGGTTACAATACCAACTGGATTTGTACCACCTCTGCCCCTTCCTCTATCAATATCCGCTTGTGTTATCTTATATTTCAGGAACGTATTAGTTGATCCATCGTAATCACGCTCTTGAAATAACTGGAGGGCATCATCAACCAAGTCATCCATCTGCTCATCAGCAACGTTTATCTCCAATACAGGAGCTCCTAGTTGCCTCTTACAGTAGTCTATTAATTCTGATCTACTTGCTGGTTTTGCCATTTATTCACAAGTTTCCTAAGTGTATTTAGTCGCCGTAAGATAATCCAATGGTCTGCATTGTTTCTTGCTGCTTATAATAAAGTTTGCAGAAAGATTTCGCAATATTTTTAAGCATATCACGGTCATCACAACTGTCTATTTCCGTTGCTATTTTTTGATATGCAAAACTTTTTGAAAGGTTATTTAATTCAATTTCATTTGGATCCATTGACTAACTCCTTAAGTAAAGACTTGATTTCATTAATGTCGTTCTTCATACTAGCAACCTCATTCTCTATGTTCTGTATCTTTTCATTCTTTTTGTTCTTTGATTCTCTGGTTGCCATATACTGATCATACTCCACATTATTTACATTGACAATGTTGTTAGTATTAGGATCTCTTGCGAGATCTTTGTGACCTTTAACTGTATATATTTCCATATTATGCTAATGCCAGTGCTCTCAAGTCTCTCATTCTTGGAACGAACACCTGACTTGTTGATGTCATTACAATTTTTATTCTATATGTTCTGAATGAAGGAAGTCTATCTACCTCAAAGACGTATTCCTTGAAGTGGCAATCAGTATATCCAAATCCATCTTTATTAGAATGAGTAACAAGTTTGTTTGATCTTCCATCGTTATCTTTTTCGTCAATTACAAATCCTCTGGAATTAATATTCAAATGTCCAGGGAAAGGTGTAAATATGGGTTCAGATCCAGAGTCATTGTTGATTGCGTAGAATGCTCTAATGTCAGCAGATGCATTGATGTGTGCATCTAATATTACCTTCAGAGACGTTGCTGGATTTTCAATTACAATTTCTTTTGAAATATACTGACATGCTGTTGGATCACTTTCGACACTATTTACTCTTGAATCAGTAGCATAATTAGAAATCACACTATTGATCCTATTTGATGTTGTAATAACATTACACCTTTGAAGTTCAATTTGTGGGGAAAGTTTTGTATTAGTAGTATTGAGGAATAATCTCATCTGTAGAGATTTATTACCTTCAATAAAGTCAAGTTTTCTATCCTCATTTACCTTGGAGAATATCGCTCTTGGAGAATCAAGATAGTTATTAGCATTAAGAGTAATATCTTCAAATCCAGTATTGACATATGGAATTTCTGTTCCACTAATACTCTGTGATGTAATTGTTCTAATTTGACCGGCTATAGAAGTTCCCTCTACAGAAACATTATGTATAGATGGTTTAATCATTTCAAATGGTATGTTCTGTGTTGCAGTAACTGTTTCACCACCAGTGGATTTACTACCACCTATAAAGAGTTTAGGGTAAGATTGTCCAGTTGATCTATCTGCATTGTTGTTTATACCCAAAGATCCGTATTTTTGACTCATATCTAACTTTATATGATAAGAATCTAAAGTAATGGGGTCGGAGATAGAAACATCTTGCAAATCATGAGTTTTATTAATCCTAGACAAGTTAACACCGCCAAGTTCATACTTATAGACGGGTGTATCAATGGGATATGATTTTATCAGAGTATTATTAATACCCCTTGTGATATTACCACCAACAGAGGAACTAGTTGTACTGGTATATTCAATAACTTCATCTCCAATCAACAATAATCCAGTATTAGTTGTTCCTATCCCAACATTTTCAAATGTACTAAAGATTGATCCGTCAGATAATTGAATTGGATCTGTAGATGACACACTATAAGGTGCAGTCAATTTGACGGGTTTAATATCTGGTAAGACACCAGAGATTCTAACAAAGTTATCAGCAAAATACATTCCATGATTTTTATGATTCACTTTTACATGTAAACCATCAGTTACACTAGTTATTCCTGTAGAAGGTATGGTAACATCACCGCCGAAAGCAGTTCCATTAAATGTTCCATTATTAAGTTCTCTTGCTACACCATTAGCATCGAAGAAACTAATAGTTCCTGCTGCACCAGTAATAAATTCTCCTTGAACATTGTCAAGAAGCAACTGCGATGTATGTCCAATTGATGTTAAAGTGAATCTAGCATTTCTTCCAATACTAGCTTCACCTATTGCACTTATGGAAACAACGTCACCAACTTGATATCCATTTCCACCATTACCTGTGATCGTCGCTGCTACCGCAACACCATCTGCTATGCTAACTTCAGCGGTTGCACCAGAACCATCACCTGTAACTGTGACTAGATTTACATCCGAGAAAGTAAATGATCCATCTCCAGGAGTATATCCAATACCTGGATTTGTTATCGATAGAGTTCCTGTAGCACTCGCTGCAACACCAACTAAATCTCCTGTAGCATCACTTGCTGCCTGGAAGAATGTATTACCAAGTTGATATCTATTATCCGCGAGAGTCGTTCCTAGACCAACACGAATTTGATTCGATATTACATTTAAAGGATTGTTCAATAAGGTGGCGACCTGCTTATTGCCCTCAGATAACTCTGGGTTGTAAAGGTCAATAGATCCAGATTCAACAAACTCTGCTCTATACATGGTGAACTTCAAGTCCTCCCACTGACTTGCTTCCCATGTTGATGCGTTTTGAGATTTAAACAGGGATCCTAGTGTTGGTTGATTAGAAATAAATGTATCCGAGAGAATGTCATTTTCTCCAACTCTTGAAATATATACACTATATTTTGTCGAATTTGAAATCAAACATATTGCATATTCATTTCCACCTTCAAGATATACTGGTGCTGCAAATTCAAATGTTGTAGCCACGGATCCATCAGTTGATGTAAGCACATCCTCTGGATGTAGTATAACTTCAGAAAGATCAAAATACTTCGCAGTGGGGAAACCATTCTTCATGGTTCTAATTTGAAATCTTATGGGAGTATTTCCGTCATCCTTGGTTCTGAAGAACACATCACACTTAGTAACGAATACTCCTGTGGCATCCTTAACTTCAAATGATTGTGCTAATGGATCATAATATCCAACAATTTCTTCACTTTTATCTGCTTCACCAATATTTCTAGAATCAACTATCTCTGTTCCAACAGTTCTGTTTATTACTTCACTTTGGAACAGTTTCTTTGATTCTACTCTTGCATTTCTAATTGAAAGTATTTGATCTTGTACAGTCTCCAGAAGTCCAGAGGTAGCATATGCTTCCTCTGCTACTGTGGTAGCAGCATTCTGATCATTATCTGCGTTGTTTGTCAAAGTAAATACATTCGATCCCGTTTCAAACGTAGGATTATCCCTATTACGAGATTCGGGAATATAGAAACTTCCACCAAGTGCTGATGAATTATCAGATATTAATCTGACATTTATAATTTCTGCAGTGGCACCACTTCTAACTCCCTTTAGCGTCATACCTGTTGTTACATACCCATAATACTCACCTTGTGGTTGATTTGAAAGTGAATATGTGTCTACGTTGAGTATTGTAGAGGTCGAGGAATAGTTGGCAGGTATCAACCCACCAGGTGCGTAAGGATCATCAGAATATATTTCATCTGGTGCATTATAATCACCTCTTCTATGATTAGATTGTGCTACTCTGAATCTTATAGAGCGTTCAGAATCTGAAGTGGTTGTTGAAGAAGTTGTACCTACAACTCTCTCGCCAACTTCAAAAGTTCCCGATGTCATTCTAATTTCAAGGAGTTTAGGAACACAAAAATTAGTTACATCTCTACCGTCAAAGAAAGCGTAAATTCTAGTGCTTGGTTTTAAGTTAGTAGCATAGAACTCAACATTTCTAGAACGAACTGTTTTAACTACTTCAGAGCTGACGACTTTATCGCCAACACTTACATTTTCAAATTCTTCAACAATATAATGTTGGATACCTGTTCTAGTTTTTTCTCCAGATTCTATAGTATGTTGTTTATCGTCTTCGACAACTTGATTAGAGGACTGTCTAACCCATTGTGCAGGAGTTGAAGCTGGATCCCCATTAATCCATCCACCACGTCCGAAAGTTACTTCCGAGTACTCATTTCTTTGAATGGACTCAATCTCATAAGTATATGTTCCAGACCAATCATTTTCCCAAGAATTCCATACTTCCCCAGAGAATCCTGTTTGTGGATCAATACCAAATTGTTCTTCTGCAGCAGCCAATGCCATTGCATAGTTGCCCATCGTATCAATAGTCTTAGCAGATATTCTGGTTTGATCAATCCAAGTATCTGAGGATGGAGTAAGTGTAATAGTTCCCTGCCAGAAACTAATTAAGAAAGGTGTAACACTCTCAGTTCTTGTAGCAAAACTCTGTTCAATATATACCTCTTCAGAATGCTCCAAACTAATAATATCACTCTGCTTTCTTACATTAATACCTTCAATTGGAGACGTTCTCTTGTCTTCATTTTCATCTACGTTAACAACTGGTCCAGTTTGTAGATCAACGGAAGTTGTAAAATGTTTTGCTCTCAAATGCTTATGAATTTGATCAATGGAGTTTTTCTTCTCTATTCCAGTTTCCTGAGTCTTAAATGAGGTGAAGTTATCAACAAAAAATCCAGACTTAAATCTATTTGTTCCATTTTCATCAAGCACCAGCATATTTGCTGTATTGGTTTCAAGTAAAGAGAGTTGAGTATAATATTCAAGATTCTTGATTCTATCCTCAAGTTTCTTGATATCCTTCATCTGAAATCTCTTGTATTTCAGAAATTTGATAGATGCCTGCTCTACATTATGGAGGTATGGTGGATATGTAATCTCTGCAATCTCTATTGCATTATCAACTGGTTCTGGTCTAGATCGTGTTGGATCATCAGATGGCGTTCCAAACTTAAACTGGAATTTTCCATCTTTATGAAGGAAAAGTCTATCTATTCTAGATTGAAAATAAGAGTAATCTAGAAAAATGTTTTCATTTGATGCTAAAATATTTGGAATTGAACTTCCAACAGAGTCAAAACTTCTACCTAAAAACTCAAGTGGTGATCTTGAATTTTCTGTAATAGAATAATCACTGACTCTTGGTCTTAAATCTATTAAATCAGTATTTAAAACTCCTTTTATACCCTTAACCTCGGTAGAATAATTGAAATCATTATAAGATTCAACGGTTACAATATCTCCATCATCAGTTGTATCGAAAGATGCGCTCTTAAAATATATTTTTATCTTATTAGTTGGAGAATCAAAACCATCCTTTCTTCTCAATGTTCCAAAATCAAAAAATGTGTCTTTCTGTCCAGCATTAAAGGTATAATTAGTGGTTAGATCAAAGGATGTTGTAGTTAAATCACCGATCACACCTTGTATCCCAGTTTCCTGAAAGATTACTGTTTCTCCCTCAACAAATCCAAAATTATTCTTCGCAAGATATCGAATAGTGGTATTGTTTACAAACTCCCCATATACAGCAGCTGCACCGCTACTCTGTCCAACAAAGAGTTCTCCAAGAGTTACGTCAGCAGTTGTTCCAGACACACCATTCATCTGAGTGAGTGACATTTGTGGTGCTCCGAAAGAAGCGTCATCTAAAGTAGGATCCGAGGACTCATAAATTCCATGGATTTCAATAATATCCGGAGTGTTCAATGAGATTATCTTATCCTGAACTCTTGTTCCAAAAGCATAATTTCCATAATCTAATCCATCGTTTATAGTTGTTGAACCGACGCCGGATGCTGGGTTAGTTGATTTATTTACAACTAAACTTTTCGCACCGTTAACTAGTTTTTTCTTTGATTTTACTTTTGATTTAGATACAGTAACAATAAGTTTTGCACCAGTATCATCCGCTCCTAAATTCCTTATCCTTATAACTTTACCATCAGAGGAAAAGGCAATCTTATCTCTCGTTAAGGGTTCGGTTACACCGTTTGATCTTATAAGTGAATATCTAGTGCTTGTAAATGGAAGATAAATTTGTCCTTCTGGTAAAGTCGTATCAGTTATACTAACTGCCGATAATTGTCCATTAGTAATATTAACGGTAAATGTTTTTCTGATTATAAGTGTTGCTTCAGTTAAATCAACAGTAGCGATATGTTCTTTTGGAAATCTAGTAAATAGTGTATTATCAGAAGAAGTATCAAAATTTGTAGTTACAAGTTCAAAGTCGGTAACAGTTGTTAAAGTACTTAAATCTAACCTATCACATACTCCAGGAATGCTAATACCTTGACTGATTGTTATGCTATCAGTTCCAACTCCAGAAACTTTTGCTAAAACTTTATCATCACTAGTGCTACTAGTTTGAGTAAATCTTACAAGATTTCCTTCCTTGAATATACCAGGAATAGCAGGATTTGTTCCTCTCACTACACTATTTCCACCACTCGTAGCGGTAATCGTTACAATACCTACACTAGATAAAGATGACTGGACGACATCTGCACTGAAAGTATTAATACCGACTCTATTATCCCCCGAGGCAGATGCACCGACACCAAAATCTCCAAATAAAGATTTCACATCAGATATATCATGTGAAGTAATTGCCACGGCAACCCTACTCTCAGTAATTTTATCATTAGAAGTTCCACTTCTAAAAATTAGTTTCTCATCCTTTAAAAATTCACCTTTTTTATCATAAACTGTAAGTGCAGTTCCAACATTTACAGAACTTCTTAAGAATGCTGTCGCACCACTATTGTCTCCCTCGACATACGCTGGGGTCGATAAGGTTATATTTTGATTAACCGCAATTTCTGTAAATGATTGAACATCAAATAAAGATATTCCCCATTCATTTGTATCGGGTAATGAAGCATCGTAAGAACCAGAATCTAATCTGAAATCAAATACTCTTGCTAATCCTACTTCTTTCCCTGATGCAACTTCAGGATCAGATCCAACTCGGTCACTCCTTAGACTGACAACAAAGGTATTTCCAACACCAACTGATGGAGTTCTATAAACATTATTCAACTTAAAAGTTGGACCAGTGTTATATTCTATAAACTGATCTTCAACTGTCTTTGTAGTTCTTGGTTTTGGTACATCAATAAAAGTTGGTGCAACCGTTTCTATCTCATATCCTCGCACGTATGCTTTACCTGGAGATATTCTACACAGCGCCAAATCATCTGATGGAGTTCCTCCGCTATAAGTGAATTGCCCTGCTTGAAATACTCCTTGATTTCCCCTATTATTATTAAGTGAGTTTACAATCGAAACATTGAAAGGTTTAACAATATAATGACCACTTTCATCGTAAGTTCTCTTGGCAAGAATATCTGTAAGATCATCATAAAATACACCACCGTTTCCTCTAGCGGCACTTCCTCTTCTGGTCTGAGATGTTTTTAAATTACCATTTTCAATAGTTGCTAATTCTATAAAATTATCATCATTTTTATCACTAAGTGATTTCTTAAATAAACTAACCGACATCCGCAATCTATCAGCACCTGGCGCTCCATAATTATTGAATCCTTGAGAATTGTCATTTAATGATTCGTCGGCATTAGAATTTACAATTTCCTCATTTACAAACAAACCAACTCTGTAACTTGGAGTATTGCTATATTGATCTAATATTAATGATTCTTTATTAACACTGACAAAATGTCCGCGAATGAAGTATACGCCAGAATCAATCTGGAAAACAGATCCTGTTGCCGCAGCACCGTTGATAATTGTGGTTGCAAATGGAGTGCCTGGAGCAATAGTTGAGTTGCCAAAGAGTCCAGAAGATATAATCTGATTGGAAGTAAGTTCTTCACCATCAAAGAAAGTTTGTGTTGTATTATCTGCTGTCGAAGACCCTACATATGCTACATAAAGAGTCAAATTTCCCCTTTCGGAATCAGCAGAGAATAATACATTGTCAACGGTTGCAGTTATTCCAGAGGTTTGTCCTGTGATTGTTGACCCTATTAGTTGACTAGCATACGCTTCAACAGGAACTCCTTGGAAAGTGCTAGATAACTGAACTGCATAATATAACTGAGAATATCCAGTATTTCCGGGAATAACCTTGGCACCTTCCTTGAAGAAGTGTTGACCAAACTTTTCAACTTGGTTTTGTAAAATTGACTGTAATGTAGTTAATTCCCTAGCTTGAACTGGATATCCAGGCTTAAATAATACTTTTTGATACTCGTTTGTCGGATCAAAATTATCAAAATATGGCGCTACATTTAGATTCGTTTGCTGTGGCATAATTCTTTAGAACTGCAAAATAACTTTTATGTCTTCTTTTTGATTCGACGAGCGAAAAATAGCGGGTCTATTATCTACATAAATGATATTACCAGAATGTTGTTTTACTTCTGGAGCAGCAACACCACTACTGAAATTCATGCCAAGATAATATGTACGATTATTTATCGTGGTTTTATTGTCGTTAAATGACTGATCGATTGATAATTGTAGTCCGACCGTAGGTACAATAGACACATTACCTCCAGTTTCTGGACTTCCTGAAAATTCATTCAATTCAAATCCAAATTCTGGATTAAATTCCCTATTTCCATTAACATTAAAACCGTGGTTATTCCTGTTTTGCCATAGTTTTAGGACGCCAGTGTTTTGATCATAGTTTATAACTCTACCCACAGAAGTTTTTCCAGATCCAACTAATTGAGTTACTTCTGAGTCGGTATCAAATATTGCCTCACTATATCCAATTCCAGTCAGTTTTAATGCAGAAACCGCGCTTGCTTTATCTGAGTTTAAAATTGATCCTCCTGCAGATTGTGGATTCTGTACAATACCAATTCTAGCAAATTGATTTCCTGTGACAAAATCTGGATTTTCATTGTCACTTTCAATTCTAGAGTATATTAAAATATTATACGCCCCTAGTTCCCTATAGATATCTGCTCCATGACCACCTTGTGGAGGAATAATTACGTCGAATTCTGGTCTTGTTGTTCCTTCTGGAATGCCTGCCGCAGAAAAGTTGACCGTTCCAAAAGTATAACCTGAACCCTGAGAAGAAATGACAGCAGATTCCACTCTTGAATCCCCGTCAATTGTAATAGAGCACTCTGCTCCAGATCCATCACCTTCAATTGGAACATTACTATAAGTTACATTACCAGTTCCTAATCCAACACCACGATTTTTTACAGTAATAATTTTAATTGATCCATCTACGGCATTATCTCTAACTAATGAAACATCATTATCAGTTTCCCAATTTTGGGGAACAGGCATAAATTCTGTTGAGTCAAATTTGATAATATCTGAGGGTTTAATTGTATATAAGTATTTCCAAATATAACCGTCTCCACTTGTTCCTGCGGGTCTTGGTTCCAGATCGACAAAAGTTGGTTCATCCAGAGATGGTCTTCCATTTGGAGTTTCTGGATTAGATCCATTCTGAAGGCATATATAAACTCTAAAATCACTATTAATGACATAAAAAGTAGATGAGTATAAATTAGTCGAACCTGAAATAGGAGCTGTGTTTGACCTACTATAATCATGCCTATACATATCATAAGAATTTCCAGAAGACCAAACTCTTTTTGGAACTACTTGCCTTACATCAGTAATATTAATTCTCTTCATAGCAATCATACTATCCCAATAGTCATTCTCTTGATCAAAATTATCTTTTGGTGATGGAGGGTTCTCATTCCAAGTTGAGGAATAATCAAGAGGATTTGGTAATCCAACGAAAGAATAATATGAGTTATTAGCGTTAGCTATTCCCGCAACAAAATTCTTTGCGTTTAATATTCTAATCTGATCAGTTATGATTGCAGCCATTTTTATAGACTTTTCTTTTATTTATTAGGTGTAATTGGTAGATTTTTTAAATCTTACGTATCTAGTTCTAACTAGTTTTGTAGAAGTTGATATGCCAGTATTATTATCAGTTCCTATTCCCGACATAGTTTGTGCGGGGTATGCCACGTTCTTACTTCTTCCGGTAAGAGTAACTTTACCCCAAGAGAAATCACCTATGAAGGGTGCTGTTGTAATACCTACGGTTATTCCTGCTCCTGTAGGATGACTTGTAGTATTTACAATAACTCTTGTTACTTGAGTTGAAACACCAGCAACACTCCTGCTTATGTATTGAACAGAATTTGCTACATAAACACCATCAAGGTGTTCTTTGTTTATTCCAACAATTGTGGAGTTATCATTAGATAGAGATGTAATGCTCGTGGTTGCAGAACCAATATTTGAATTTGTGATTGTAAAATAGTCGCCTGCAATTAATCCACTAAGAGTGACAGCAGTTCCAACAATATTTACATCTCTAAGTTTTGAACCATATGGAATATGCAAATCGAAGATCATTTGCGTGGTTCCCACACCAACGAATTGTGTTCCAAATCCAACTACAATACCAGAGTCTCCAATGTAAGAATCAACAATATTTTCTTCTGTTGTCAATGTTGGTTCACCAATAATAACGGATGGAGAACTGGTGTATCCAATACCACCATTAGTGACAGTGATTTCGGATACAGTTCCACCAACACTTATAGATGCAGAAGCTAGTGCTGTATTGATTGTTCCTATTCCTACACCAACAGTGCTTGCTATACTTACACTAGGAGTTGTAGAATAACCAACTCCACCATTATTAACAACTATGGACCTAACAGTTCCAGCAGCAGAAACAATTGCAGTTGCAGAAGCTCCCACTGTTACTTGTGTTGGAATGATTGTAACTTTCTTTTGAATAAGATTACGGACGATATTATCGGGATTTTCAACAAAATTATCAAACAATGGTCTTAATCTATCAACATATATTATTTCGGTTGTAATTCCAACCTGGCTTATGATATTAGCAACAGGACTAATTACTGGTTCATATAACTCTCTATCTTTTGTGACCTCTTGTCCATTTATAAGTTTATCAGCAGTTTGTTTACACCATGTAATTGGTCTTTCCAATTCTTGGTCATCGGTCAATCCAGGACTAAAGTAGGGATTTGTTTTGACTGCATCGATAGAAACAGAGGTGTTAACAGTTCTCGCGTTTTGTTGCAGTAGTGTGCTTTGATTTTGTTCCGGATCATGATTTAGGGTAACTTCATCACCTATCTTTAGTGATTCAATTACTTCTCTATCGATAACATCCAGATTATCACCACTTCCCTTATAGAAGATAATTTTTATATCATCGCCTATTCTTGGTGGTTCACTGAATATGATTCTGGATCCACCGGGGAATCTATAGGATTCTCCAGGAACCTGAAGAATGTTATTAATGAATACAATTAGAACTTGATTGAGGTCAATATTTGATCCTTTCTTCTTATTAATAGCAATAATATTTCCAGACTTAATCAGTGGGAAATCCAATCTCTTACCATCAGGATACTCACTTATGTCATCAAAATTATCAAGAACACCAAC